TCGGAAAGGGTCCTTGGGAAATTAGGTTCCGATTTTCGGTGAATTCTGGATGATACCGGCATCGTAAAACGCCGTTTCGCGCTCGTCTGCGCCCGGAAATTGTACGCCTTCCCCCGGCCGGTCGGTCCCCGTTATCTGCCCTAAGCTGTTGCTATTACGTTTGTTCCCCAGGAAAGGGCGTTTGAACGGCGGGTGAATTTACCCTCTATAAAAAAGAGCCGGCTCGACCACACCCATCTTCGTAACGCGCGCAAAATCGTCTTTGATTTCAATTCTTTGCGCGATCCCTGACCTATCGCCGAATTTACCGCGATACTGCTGCCCTTGTCGACTACCATATATTGCGATAGTTCGTCGCCCACCTACTAGGCGCGATTGGCTTGGCCCGCCGATGGGGTCGTCGCGACCGAAGAGAGGGATAGAATGATCGTGGCCGTAGATGCGAAGACGTACTGGGATCTTGGCGACACCGTGATGTGGATTTGTACGCGGGATGAGCAACGGGTTGCGGCCATGTGGGATATGAACGAGAACGACAAGCTAAGCTTGGCCCTTTTCGGGATGAGGGTGCGAAGGGATATCCGGTCGCCTCCAGGCCCTTCGGGGTCAAATCTCGGCGCTGGTTGGGGACCGGCTGCGCCGCAGGGCGACGACAGACCGTCGGGCGAGGGCTTGGAAGACTTGGGAGACGTGCTCAGGAAAGTGCACAGCGGTCATGTTCGGATGACCGCGATCAGATGTGACGGGGCTAGCGATCGTCAAATTGCGGTGCCGCTGGCTGAGCTGAACGACTTGAGCTTCCGGCTCATCCCGGGTCATGCGGTTGCGCCGGTGGGATTATGGTCGCGATGGCGCGACATCCTGGTTTGGAGGGCGCCACAGTTTTTGCGTGTGGATGTGGTCAGGGCATGGCCGGCGCGGAACACAAAAACCGCCGCGGTTTCCGTTGCGATCCTGCGCCATTTGCGGGAGATCATGACTCCCGAGGCGCCGCTCACCAAAGTCGAAGCACAGCGGCGGTGCTTGGCCGAGGTGACTAACGCCTACCCTGAAGCTTTTAAGAAGGCATGGGCGGAATTGGACCCTTCTCGCAAGAGAGCGCGCGGCAAGCACGGTCCGAGGCATTGATCGATCGGAAACCTCCGAATGAAACCTTCGGCCGGTAAAAGCAACTGAGATTTTTCTTCGATCGCGACGAACGCAAATCCGTGGTGGCGATGCTGGAAGGCATCGGCTTTTACGGAGTGAAAAATGTTCTCAACACAATTGGCGCCGGCGAGCGCGTGTCCGACGCGCCCATGGCCGGCAGACCAGCTGGAACATTGGCCGATCGAGCGGCTGATACCCTACGCGAACAATGCCCGGCTTCATAGCGAGGCCGACCTCGACAAAATCGCCGCTTCCATCCTCAAATGGGGATGGACGATGCCGGTGCTGGTCGACGAGGAGGGCGTGCTTATCGTCGGGCACGCGCGTATCGGTGCGGCGGCAAAGCTGAAGCTGACGTCGATCCCGGTAATCGTCGCAAAGGGCTGGACCGAGGACGAGAAACGCGCCTATCGCTTGGCCGACAATGAATTGGCGGCGCGGGCGAGCTGGGACTTCGATCGGCTTAGTAACGAGCTCCGGGACCTCGAGTTCGCCGGTTTCGACCTCGGCCTGATTGGCTTCGAGCTGGACCGGCTGGAAGACATCCTGGCCGGTTTGAGGCCGAACGGTCTGACGGATCCCGATAGCGTCCCGGAAGTACCCAGTCGACCGGTCACGCGGCCTGGCGATCTATGGCTATTGGGAGACCACCGGGTCGGCTGCGGCGATAGCACCGGCGAGGCGGACGTCGAACCGGTGTTGGCGGGCTCGCACCCTCACCTGATGGTCACCGATCCGCCCTACGGGGTCGGCTACGAGCCGTCGTGGCGAGCGCGCCGCGGCCTTGGTTCCGGCAAGCTCGCGCAAGGCAAGGTGCTCAACGACGATCGCGCCGAATGGCGGGAGGCGTATGCGTTGTTCGCCGGAGATGTGGCTTATGTCTGGCACGGGTCGCTGCACGGCGACGTCGTCGCCGCCGGTCTGGCCGCCTGCCGGTTGCAGCCGCGCGCTCAGATCGTTTGGGCCAAGCAGCATTTTACGTTGAGCCGCGGCGATTATCATTGGAAGCACGAAACCTGCTGGTACGCCGTACGCGAGGGCCAGTCCAGCCACTGGCAGGGCGACCGCACCCAGACGACGGTCTGGGAGATCGCCAGCAACAACCCTTTCGGCAACCCGCAGGCCGAGCAGAGTTGGGGGCACGGCACCCAGAAGCCGGTCGAATGCATGCGCCGCCCGATCGTCAATAACAGCCGGCCCGGCCAGGCGATCTACGACCCGTTTCTAGGCTCGGGTACCAGCCTGATTGCGGCCGAAGTGACCGGCCGCGTCTGCTACGGCATCGAGATCAACCCCGCTTATGTCGATGTCGTCGTGCGACGCTGGCAAGCCTTCACCGGGCGCGCGGCGAGGTATGAAGCCTCCGGGGAATCGTTCGACGAGCGCGCCCAGAGGCAGCACCACGATCAATCAGGAGCCGCACATGGCTAGACAAGCTTTTGCGGTGACTGATGCGATGCGCGAGAAGGTGCGGTACTTGGCGGGTGTCGGTCTTCCTCAGCACGACATCGCCAAGATTATCGGCTGCTCGCCAAAAACGCTGCGCAAGCGTTTTCGCGATGAACTCGATCGCGGCGTGGCCGAGGCCAATGCGACAATGTTCGGCTATCTGTTCTCCGCCGCCAAGGCGGGCAATGTCACGGCGCAAATTTTCTGGCTGAAAACGAGAGCGAATTTGCGGGAAAGGACGGCGTCGGACGACGCGCTTCCGGGCGCCGACGAGTCGATTTCACAGGTGGTCCTCCACCTCCCCGACAACAACCGAGATCCCGAGCTCACCGAGGTGCTGCGAAAAGCACAAGAAAGATACTTCGCTCGCAAACAGCGGCGATAGCTGCCGTGCAATGCATGTTCCCGCGAGAGGACATGAGATCTACTGAAGCGATCATCCGAGAAATACTTTAAACTTTAAAATTATAGAGCATCGAATGAGCAAGTTTTACTTGTTAAACAAAACCGAGATCATCGATCTGGACGCAAGGCCCGTGGAAATCGTGGGTACTCGCGTAGATAACAGTCGTGAGCCGCTTCTCGGCGACACCGGACAGCTGGCTTCGATACAGGGAGTCTGACGATGTCGACATCATCCGCGACAACGATGTCGGCACAGCCCGGCCCGCAATCCGAATTTCTGCGAACCCCGGCTGACATCTGCATCTACGGCGGCGCGGCGGGGGGCGGGAAAACGGTCGGGCTGATTCTGGAGCCGCTGCGCCACGTCCGTCGGGTCGCGAACTTCACCGCGGTATTCTTCCGGCGCACAACTCCGCAGATCACCAACCCCGGAGCGTTATGGGACGAAAGCCGAAACTTCTATCCGCGGCTCGGCGGCGTCTCGCACCTCGGCGCGCGCGAATGGCGCTGGCCGCATGGCGGCAAGATCAAGTTCGCCCACCTGCAATTCGATACCACGGTCTACGATTGGCAGGGCGCCCAGATCGCGCTGATCTGCTTCGACGAACTGACGCATTTTACGGCGGGTCAGTTCTTCTACATGGTCTCCCGCAACCGCTCGACCTGCGGTGTGCGGCCTTACATCCGCGCGACGTGCAACCCCGATGCGGATAGCTGGGTTGCCGACTTCCTGGCGTGGTGGATCGACCCGGAGAGCGGGCTGCCGATCATCGAGCGCGCCGGCGTGCTACGCTACTATGTTCGCGTCGCGGGCAAGATCGAGTGGGCCGATCGGCCGGAAGAATTGATGCAACACCTGCCGCGGCCGGAGGATCTGGCGCCGGGTTTCGAGCTTCCGCGCCCGATCAGCGTCACGTTCATCCCGGCCAAGGTGTTCGACAACCGGGCTCTGTTGCAGGTCAACCCGGACTATCTCGCCTGGCTGCTGTCGCTGCCGCTGCTCGAGCGCGAGCGGCTGCTGGAAGGCAATTGGAAGATCCGGCCGGCGGCCGGGCTCTACTTCAAGGGGGAGTGGTGTGCCGTCGTCGACGAGGTCCCGGCGGATCTCGATGTCGTGCGCTACTGGGATCTCGCCGCCACCGAAAAGAACGAGTTCAACGACCCCGATTGGACGGTCGGCATCAAGCTCGGTCGCGACAAGAACCGCGGCTACTGGCTCTTGGACATGGTGCGCAAGCGGGCCAACCCGGGCGACGTCGAGAAATTGCTGCTCGATACCGCGACGCAGGACGGCAAACGGGTTCGCGTCGGGTTTGGCCAAGATCCGGGGCAGGCCGGCAAGAGCCAGGCGCTTCACCTCGTGCGCGCGCTCAGCGGCTTCATCGTGACCCCGGCCCCGGAGAGCGGCGACAAGCTGACGCGGTTCGGACCGTTCAGCTCGCAGTGCCGCGCCGGCAACGTAAAGATCCGGCGAGGCCCTTGGAACGAGGAGCTGTTCCGCGTGCTCGAAGGTTTCCCCGATCTCGCCCATGACGACGAGGTCGACGCCTGCAGCGGCGCCTTGGAAATGCTCAATCCCGAAATGAAGGGCTGGGCCATCTACGAACTCTATCGCCAACAGGCCGAGCAGCTGCGCGCCGAGCAGCAGCGCAAACCGCACCCGGCCCCACCCAATCCAGCCCCCGGCTCGATGGAATGGCAAGCCGAGCAGAACAGGCAGAACAAATCGAGGTGAACCGCCGCGCAGAGAGATGGTACGGGGCATGCGCGGCGAGGAGATGCCACCATCGTCGCTGCCGGTAACTGATCGAGCGCTCTGATGCCCCAGCCGAACGACTTGAGCAGGTCCCTCATCGCCTCGGACCAAGGTTGCGCCCTGATAGCTGTCGTGGTTGACGATCGTCGGCAGCCAAACCGGCGCGAACGAGGCCGGCGACAAACTCTATCCGGCGCGCATGCGCGCCAACGGCCTCGGCTGGGCGCTCGGCATCGGGCGCCTGGGCGGCATCGCCGGGCCCGCGCTCGGCGGCGATCTGCTAGCGCCAGGCTTGCGGCCGCCGATAATTTTTCTGAGCGCCTGCGGCTTCATACTGGGCGCCGCGGTCGCGACAGCGCTGCTGCGGTTTCGCGAAGAGCGCGTCGAGAGCCTCACGATCAGTTGGCCCACGATACCAACCTCGATCACCCGAGGGCTGGCGCGCCCGGAGGAAAGGCGCTCTCCGACGCGCAGCGGAAAGCGGCCGGCGAGTGGGTTCGACTACACGCTTTACAGCCAACTCACCCTCGCGGGACCGGAAGTTCGAATCCATCTCCCTCCAGC